CTTAGTCTCCTTGCCAATAACCACCTTGTTTACGTATTTATTGGGCATTGTAGTATTCATCTCCTATTATCAGTGTGTAGCCGCCTGAATCGTTGGATACCTCGTACTGCGGTATCTTGCGGATTGTCACGTCTTTTTGCATCAGTTTTTTCGCCGTGGGCAAAACCTGCGCCGTAAACAACGGCGTGATGTCATACGGCCCGCTATACTCCGGCGCACTAACCACTGCGGTGCCGGTCACGTCCACCCGCACGGGTGCCGCTCCGGCAATGCGCACCGATACGGCGCTCTGTTGAGCCACTCGCACCTGGATCATGAGCCATCCGCCTCCTGGAATAAGGTCGGGCTCATTTTAAGAGCCAGGATCTCAGTCTGCGGCTGATCAGTGCTGTCCCGTAATGTGATGCGGGTGTCCATGTACAGCGTCTCGCCGCCCATGAATTTGTATGTCTCCGCCCGCGTCCAGGGGATAAGGATGATGTTATGTCCTTCCTGCCGGGTGCAGTCGTCGGGCCAGACGTTGGTTTTAATGGCCGGGAAGCCTTTGCAGCTCTTCTGTTTGAACACAAATTCGATCCGGCTTACCTCGTCCAGGCTCATGCCGATTTCAACCGGCAGCGCAAATTGCGTTCCCTGTTTCATTCGTTTTTCTCCTAGTTCGGCAGTTTTTCTTCCTCGGTTTTCGGAGTTTCGATGTTTGCCGCCGCTGCTTCTTCCGCTGCCATGTTTTCGCGCACGGCATTCAAAACGTTCTCCAAAATCAACTCCGTCACGGCAAACGGCAGCTTTGCCTCGTTAATTGTAGCAATAACTTTGCGTTTGCACTCTTTAATGCGTTTGTTGTCAGTCATGGGGCATCCTCCTTACAGCCGCGCGTTCACGGCGTTTTTCAGTGTGCTGATTGCGGCCAGAACTTCCCCATCAAGGGCCACAAAAGACCCCCGGTTGTTCTGGCTGGTGATGTTGCCGCTGTCGTCCAGTTCCATGTAGGTGTAGCTCACTCGCTCACCTTCGGCGGTGGTCACGATTGCTACTGCGCTTAATTTCTTCATATTTCACTGCCCTCCAAATCATCTAATAGTGTATCAACGGCCTGTTTGGCGCCGGTGTCCATGGTCAGCAGGTCAGCTGCGGCATCGGTGCTGGCCTCCTGCGCACGGGCGGCGGTGCTGGCGGCCAGCTCAATGCCTGCCGGATCGCCGGCAGGGTAGCTGCTGTCGCTACGGTCGGCATAACTGCCCTCGTACCCACGCTGCGCGGCCATGCAGAGCCACGCAAAGCGCTGGCCCGCCGCACCGTGCACAATGGCATACTGGCCGCAATCCTCCGCCCACAGGTGCCCGGTGCCGTCAAGGTCAGTCAGCAGCCAGGCGGGCTGCCCGTACTGGGCGATGGTCTCCGCATAGCGTGGGTCAAGGGCAATCAGGCACCAGCCGTCTGGGCTGCACCGGCCCTTACCCCAGTCCGCAAAGGTCGGCACGGGGGTCTCGAACGCGGCCATTTTCAGCGCGCCGAAGCTGGTATTTACCACGCGGGATTTCTCGCCCCAAACGTCCAGATTGTGTACATTCAGCTTGCCGCTCACGCCGACGCGCGTCGTATTAAAATCGGCATCACTGTCATCGCTGCGGTTGTAGGTGATCTGCATCCCAATGTAAGAGGTGGGGTCAAGTCCATTCACCCAGCCATACTTTGCATACTTGCTGCACGCGCCAATATAACTGCTGCCAGCCTCCGAGTACAGCACGCCGGTCAGGCCAATGCTGCCGGTGTTGATGGTGGCGTACCAGGCAATATGCCTGTTGTCGATGTACACACGCTCGCCAGATTCCGTGCCCATACGTATCCAGGCGTTGTCCAGGTCGTACACGGTGGTGTAGTTGAGGTTATGCAGCTGCCCGGTCGTGATGTTGCCGCCGTTGATGATTGTCTTGTCCTGGTTCCAGGTACTCAAATCCGAGAATGTCACCACGCCGGATAGGTTGATCTGTGCGCTGGTGATCTCTGTTCCGCCTGCCGTCAGCTTGATGGTACTGCTGGTTCCGCTTGTGCTGGCCGTCAGTTTAATTTCGCTCACCGTCTGCTTGATCTCGGTCTTGGTTTCGGCGGTAGTCAGATAGTCGCCGGTGCTGGCCGTCCACGCGGTCGGGGCATTGCCCATCTGCACCATGGGGTGCATGATGGTCAGATCGTTGGTAACGGTGGCGTTGTCGTTGGCTGTGCTTACAAACAGGCCGTCCGCATATCCGTCCGCGGTCGCCGTGAACGCCGCCCAGCGCAGCTTCCAGCCGTTGTCCAGCTCAATGTCCTGCTTCGCATTTTTGAATGCATCGCCGTAATAACTTTTTGCGCCGCTGCTGTTCTTGGCCTCAAACTGCAAAAACAGGCTGTCCGTGCCGGAGTTGAGCTTGTACAGTACCGAGGCGCAATAGGTCATGCCCTTGGCAATCACCAGTGACTTATCCGCGCCAAAGTGGAAGCGGGTGTTCTGCGCCCTATTGGTCACCCGGACGGATTCACCGCTGATCGTGTATGTCCCTTTTTTGCTCAGATCATTGCCGCCTGCATCCAGGGTCGCATTGTTCCAGTCATCGGTGCCCGCAATAATATTGTTGCCGCCGGTGATCCGCTGCGTTACCGTCTGAGTAATGCTGTCGGCTTTCTGGTCAATCGCGGATACTGATTCTTTAACGGTTTTGAATTCCCGCTTTGTGCTGTCCAGGTCGTTGGAAATGGTCGTGGTGGTTTCTTCCAGGCTGCTGACTTTGGTGCTGATGCTGTCCGCCTTTTGGCGGATGCTGGAAACATCCTCTTTCAGGCTGTTCACCGTTGCGGTGGTGGCGTAGTCCTGCAGCTTGCTGTCAACGGCATCTTTGGCAGCGCTGGTAGCGGTGTCCTTCACGTTGGCCGTTACCGTTTCAGTCACTGACTTGGTGACTTCGGTTTTGATCTCGTCAGCGGTCTGGGAAAACAGGCTTTTTGCGCTTTCCTGCGTCAGATAATCGCCGCTGCTGGCATTCCACGCGGTGGGCGCGTTGCCGTATTGCAGCATGGGGTGAAGCAGTGAAAACTTGTTGGTGTAGTTGCCGCCAAGACCCGCCCTTATGCTGCCGCAGCCAAGCTCGACCGTTGTCAGAATACCGGTGTTGTTGGGTGTCCAGGTGCCATACCGCAGCACCCAGCCGTCTGTCTGCTCAATTTCAAGCTGATTTTCGGTTTTTATGCTGGGAACGTAAGAAGTTCCGTTGTCGGCGTCATACGTAAGGCTCAGGCACAACCCGTCGGTGCCGGAAATTGGTTTGTACATGACGGACAGGCATAATGTGACGCCTTTTGTAATGCGAGCGCCCGCGGTGTTGAAAATAAAATACCGGTTGGTGTTCGCATTGGTAATTGTTGCACTGCCGTCATCGCCATACGCCACACCGCTTGCATTGCCTTTCAGTTCAGCGTTCTTGAAGCTCTCACTGCCCAGGATCAGGTTGCCGCCGCCGGTGATTTTGGTGTCTTTTTTCACCTCAGAGGAAAGCCCGTCTACCGTTGCTTTCAGGTCGGTGTACTTGCCGGTCAGGTCGCTGGCCTTTACTTCCAGGCCGTCCACGCTGGTCTTGATCTCCAGCATCTTGCCGGTCAGGTTCTTGTAGCTCTGGCTGTTCACCGCGCTGGAACTTTCCCGGCTGGCGCTGCCCACGCTCTCAAAGCTGGCTTTGCCGGAGGAGATTGTGGCGCTCATCAGGTAGGTGTCGAACTCCCGCCCGCGTGCGTCCTTAACGTGCACGATCTGCCCGCAGGCAAGGCCGGAGCTGCTGGGCACCGATACTTTGCAGGGGGTGTAGGTCACGTTTTTTAGCACGTTGTACAGGTTCTGGGCAACGGTTTTCAGGTTGGCTTCGGTGCCGGTTGTCAGCAGCAGGTTGCCCTGCACTGCATAGGTGTTGGTGGCAGTGGTGCTGTCGGGGTAGATGACCCCCACGTCACTGTCCGACTGCCGGATCTGGACTTTTTCAATGGCCTTGACCGTGTAGTCCTCGTAGCTCAGGCTGTCAGCATAATAGGCGGTGCTGTTGCTGGCACCGTCCGGGGTGATTTTAACAGTGCTGCGCTTGTCTGTGTAGGTCAAGAATTGCAGCTTGCCGTCTGCATTCATGTGGGCGTAGCAGCCTGCCGCTTCCGCCGCCCAGGAGATGATCTGGCGGCAGGTCAGGTCGTCCGCGTAGAACGCCTGCACGCTGTAGCTGCCATTGATGGGCAGGCTGCTGCTGGCCAGCGTAACCCCTGCCCGCTGGCAGGCCAGCTGTACCAGCTGCCAGATAGTTTTGGGGAACTGTGCCTGATTGGCCCGCAGCCAGCCGGAGAAGTCCGCATCCAGCTTGGACATGGTGTCGTAGGCCGTGACCTTGTAGCTGTTGCGCTTGGTGCGGGTGGGCTTTTCGGCATAGAAAACGCCCACCTTGGTGCGGTTCCCGGCATCGTCCTGCCGGTAATAGGTCAGGGCGTCCCCGGCAGTAATTTGCAGGCTGCCGCCCGGGTCTGCCCAGATTTCGGCTTCAATGTAGTCCGAAAACGCAGAGCCGATGGTGAACTCCTGCCCGGCGTTCACCGCAGTGTGCAGGGTAAGAGCTTTAAGGGTGCTGCCAGCCTCTCCGCCTTTCAGCTCAGTGCCGTTTGGCAGCCGCAAAACGGAATAGTACATACTTCACCTCCGGTCAGCATTCGATAATGTTAAACTTCAAATTCTTCCACTGTTTCGTCTTGGCGTTGTGCCAGGCGATGCCGTATTTGCTGCAGTAGCAGGTGGTGGTTTCGGTCTCGGTGGAAGAGCCGGCTTTGGGA